GTGTGACACCAGCTCGCGCATTCTTGCGCGAGCTTTTTCCAGAGCAACATTAGGCTTTTCAAAAGCCCTCCTAACTAATCGTTTAGAGGTTGCTTTTCCTTAGCCTAACGGGTCTACCGGATGAGTCAATAGTCGAACGGGTGGTTAGCCCGCTCGACTTTGACACATGACTCAGGATAAATTATGGCCCCCAACGACTCTGAACACCCTAGTGTAGTACTAGGGGGAACCGAGACGTAAAGGAAGATCAACATCAGAAAACTGATGAAGATCGCCATAATCAGATCCCTAGCTCTCACCGCCAAGAAGTTTGTCGATGAGAGCATCCGAAGAAGCAGTATACAGGGTTTTAAAACCTGTATAAACTGCCTTAGCCTCGGCGTTCGTGTATCCAACCGTGGGAAGATCGAAGACCACATAGTGGCTCATCGAAACTTCCCGATTTTGGTCGGGTACGAACGGATCCGAAGTGATCTTCGAATGGTCAACCCGAAGGACCCGCCGTGTCCTACGCCCGTAGGCGTGGGACGCGGACAGATCGATCAGGCCATCAGCACTCGAAAAGGCACCACGATTCTCTCCCTGGGAAACCCTAGGGAGAGGCGTAGTGACCGCCGAGATAGTGATGGACTGTGGGTCGGTAAATGCCATTAGGCATTGCTCCTTCTGCTCGTTCGAGACGAGCGATTGTGGTGTATCGGCAGTGCAAACTGCCTATGCTACGATCGGGAAATTCCGAGCGCAGCGGCAATGGAGAGTTGGAGTGGTGACAAGCCATCCCAACTTACTCCAAAACCAAAGGGGTTAGCTTTCACCCGTTTCTTTGTCACAGTTGACAGAGTAACAGGCGGAACACTAAAGAACCGTCCGGGATTACCGGCCGGGATTAGTGAGTACGTCTTACGATGGATTGTTGTTTCCATCATATAGCCGTACTGCATAACCAGACCCTGGCTAGCAACGTCGGAGAGATTCGAAAGAACGTCTCCTGTATTGCTAAACCAGTCGATCGCCCAGGACCAGGGAGCCAGTTCCCAGAGCACATCTGGCGTCAGAGAAATGCCGAACAATTTGTCGGCCTTCTGCGCCAGTGACGACATACCCGCTCGACTAGTCGAGTTGAGCGGTATGCCGTAACTGAATGCTCCGGAGAACCAACGAGAATACGTTTTCCACGTAGTCTCGATCCAGCGCCCTGGTGCAAGAGGTTCACGAGCACCGCTGATTGGCCCTTGTATCCCTAACGGATACTGAGAGTTACTCAGCACTGTCTCGGAACGTTCTTGCGTCGATGGGAGCTCTCGTCGTCTACGGACAAGTTTGCCCATGTCTCTCTCGTACTGACTGAGAATTCGGTCAGCATTGAGAACGGTATCAGCAAAAGCGCTGATATCTGAGACTAGAGGCAACCATCCGAACTGCGCATTGAGATACTCAGATCCCGCTGATTTAGCGGTCTGAGCTCTCTTCTGCCAATTGCGGTGGCTCTCCGAGGCCGGTAAACCGTCCTTGAAGAGCTCACCAATGGCAGTGAGCAGATCAGACGAGGCATTGGTTGGACTGCATTGAGCAACTGCCGTGGCACCCATGTCTGCAAGATCATCATCTGATGAATGCAGAGATGTAGGCCACTTGGCGTTGTTCCCTACAGTCGGAAACGGGCAATACGGATTATCCGAAATATATTCGGTAATATCGAAAAAGCCCGCAGGCGTATCCTTCACCTCAGTAAGAGATCCTCCATGTGAAATGGAAGCCTCCTGCTTTGTTGTGAAGAAATTGCCACCAACGTCACCTTGGAAACCACCACGTGGTGGAGGCCAAGTGTGAGGCTCGGACACTGTAATTTGTGTCCCCTTTACGTCAGGTACACTTTGATATGTGGGAGCCGACCAAGGTTCCCACTTCTTAGTGGACTTGACACGGACTCTGTTCCGCTGAGCCGAACGACGAAACCCATAATTACGGGTACGTCGCTTCGTTTCAGTAAAGGACATCGATCCTCCTCTGGTAAATCCCCCGAAGGGGCAGCCGTTTCCGGCTGGGTGTCTGCACTGCGTGGGTGGGCCCTCT